TTACCAGACACCAGCGAGCCTCTATTACCCAGCATTGCTAAAAATGGATGAAGACGCTGCATAGGGTAAAGTACACACCTTAACTGTAAATATCTGGTTCATTATAAATTTTGAAAATGGTGTCTTGACAATTGAACCATTATATTGCTTCTCTATCTTATAAATAACTCCATTTATGTTTTTCATGTTTGCATGTTCACTTGTATATAAAGCTAAAATATTATTCGCAATTTATAAAATAATATTACACTACCTATATTCTTCTATCCCCATCAAATTAAGAGAATACTATTATGTTTTGATACGGAATAACCTTTGAGATATAACTTAATGATCATTTATACTCACGCTACTGAAAATCCAAAATTCTTTTCTTTAAATAATTCTCCCAATGAATATGTTGTAGGTTCAGTCTGAATAAATACTTCTGTTATCGGCCTGATCTTTTCATTAAATATCTCTTTATCCATTGCACATGAAAATATCTTAGCCGTATTTCTGGCATCACATAAAGCATCATGCATTCTTCCTGTAAATAGTTCGCCAATCGCTTTAACCGCACATTCTAGAGAAATAATATGTTCAATCCCTAACATGTTGCAAAATTCTTTCTGATAATCTTTCCAATCCGTAGTTAACAAACCAAAAACATCAATATCAACACTTTTCAACTGCATTTCACTCTGCATCTGACATAGATCACTTTCACTCCAGGCATATATGGTTACTTCATCATCTTTGCATTGATCCTCACACCAAATTAAGAACTCAAGCATTGCTTCTTCAAAAGCAGGAGCAGTTGCTACAATTTTATTTGTCACACCTGTTAACCGTTCATATCTTTCAGCAATCACATTGTATTCAGGCTTTACATACATTTTAAAATGTGCTCTTTCTTCATTTTCATCATCTAGTAAGACAGCACCTATTTCAATTATTTCATTTTGACAAATACATCTTGCTTCTGTAAATCTCCTTTGAATCGGATTCATTTCAAAGTCAACAAAGATTCTTTTCATTTGATTAACCATTCCTTTCCTAAAAGTATGTAGTATCTTATATTAGTTGTTATAATCAATAATACCATGATGTCTGTCCAAAATAACTCTCTTGAGTTTCGAACTTAAGTTCTGATTAATAAAAAAGAAGCCATGCTGTAATATAACATAGCTTCTTTGCTAATTTTATTATTTATCCAGTCACATACTGCAGATACATAATCTTTTTTCATTCGTTCTGTATGACCTATTCTCAATAAATTAATCTTATTATTTAATATACAATCTGCTTCCAACTAAGGCATTTTCTTTTTACATCTAAAGGAACATTATTAACTACTTCTCAACAGGCTACCACAATTTGTACAAAATTTCATCCCTGCAGTCGTAATCTTATTTCCACAGTGTGAGCAATATGCATCAACTCTTATTAATCTTTTATCATTAACTTCTTCTATTTTTTCGTTGCTTTCCAATCTTTTGTTAAATGAATTATTGGTTTTTATGTGTGTTTCGATCCATTTTACCAAATAAGGTCTGTCATTGTTCGCATCTGTTTCAAACCATTGGGAACACAACATATATTTTTCACCTCTGATTATAATTGGATTTACATAATATCTTACAGGATCGTAATTCGAATTAGCTTTTACAAGTACGGGATACTGCAAATCAAAAAATTGCTTACTATACTCAGCCTGTTGCATATAATAAACCTCTCCCTCAGTAACTTGACCTTCCTCAAGGATTTTCCGAAATACAACTTGTGCAAGCCTTCCAATTTTTAGTTCTTTATATATACTCTCATTAGTATATTCTATACTACTTGAATCATTTCCTTGGACAGGCCTTGCTATAGAAGTCTGTTTTGTCATATTGGGGACAGCTTTATTGGTAAACATATTAAACATTTGATATGATCGAAGAAATAATTCTGAAGTATCTGCAACTCCATCACTTACTAGTAATATTGGTTGCAAAACTGTGTCATTAAACTCCTCATTCGCTATTATTCTTGCTCTAAACCCAAATCCATGTTTTAAAAAAATATCATTTAAATCTTTTATACACGGTTCTAAATCTCCGTAGACAGCCGAGTTAATTTTAGGTGATGCAAAAATAATATCTGCGTTTTTTGTGCCTAAATACCCCCTAAGACACATTGCAGTCCTTACAAGCTTCGCTATAACCTTCATTACAGTTACATCCCTGGTTCCATAATTTAGTCCAGCTTCATGGAACGCAACATCAACAGTATAAATAACGTTAACGCTATCTTGTAAAGCTATTCCAATAGCATCACATTCTGCTTGTTGAATTATTTGCGAAAGTGAAGAATTCTGCTTAAATATATTATAATTATATTTTGCTCTAAAATGTTTATCCGTTGTAACATGAAGGTTATGCAAATCATCTTCATGCATTAGAGTCCATTTTGGTGATGTTTTCCAGTTTGTTTGAACAACCTGACACTCTTTAACATGTCGTAACCATGAATAAAACAGACTTTCTCCCATTTCTATTTTCATTTACTTTCAAACCCTTCCTAACATTTATATTTATACTTAATTTAATTGTATTGCTAATTTATCCTATTTACAATAAATTTTTCTTTTAATCAACAAAAAACTTGATCATTATCTCTGATCTCACCTTTATACCCCATCCAATCTTTTTAAACCTTATTATCCTTAGTAAGTCCACGAAGCAACCAAAAACAAAAAGCAAAATCTTTTTATCATAGCATTTCCTCCTAATCAAAAATTTATCTTTACTCATTTATGGTTTCCCAAAAATCACGTATAACATTCACTACTCCTCGTAGTCATCTAAATCCATCCCTTCATCCTCCAATACATCCAATAATTCTGTAATATCCATATCTTCAATTTCATCCAGTGAAAGGTCCGACAGTCCAACTTTTGCTCTTTTTCTTTTTTCATTAGTATCCATTGCTTCAGTCATGATAGAAAGACCTGCATTTTCTTCGCATGTATCTATATTGTTGTCATGATCAAAGTTAAATAATTTACACAAGAAGTTAAACATTAAATCCCCTCCTAGTCTGCAAGAGCAAAACCAATATGGACCGTTTCTTATTGCTTGATCTGTACACCAATTACCTGATTGAACAGATCATCAGCCATCCAGTCATCGCTGTCGTATGCTTTGATCCTTCCTTCAACATTCTCAATATAGTTTATTCCGTTACCGGCAAGAGAACTTTCACTCCAACTAATATCTGAATATGTTTTCTTGCCTGGTGCCACTGTTTCGGCCCAGTATGGATCACACATAAAATCATTCACGGATACATCATCGATTGAGAACGTCAGTGTTTTGTCTGTTTTGTTTTCAATCAGACAGGTAAATGCAGCACCCCAGTCTCCATTGGGGTCATATTCAAGCATAGTGATTTTAATACTCTCATTATCGACAATGGTCATTTTATCAAACTGGCTCGTACCTTGCAGACTCGCTTCATCAGTATTATCTGTATTTTCTGACTATGAGTCCTCTCACTGCACCATTTTGCTTGAATCTCCTGATTCAATAACTTCTCCGGTGTCTTTATCAATAAAGTCTACAATGATTGTTTTGTCATCGTTTCCTGCAAGAATCTGATAGTATGCTCCTACTACATAAAGACTCAGTGCATTTAAAGAATCCCAACTTGTATATAACGCTTTATCTACATATACATAGAATTCATTGATGTCTTCATTGTATGTGATCTCTGTAAACGACTCCACTTTGCTTTCTCCACTTACCATTTCATCAATTGTTTCATCAATCATAGCTTTCATATTATCAAGCAAATCACTGTATTGTGCTTTCGACACTGTATAAGTCACTGAACCATCTTCATTTAATTTACCTGACTTATATCCATTCTCTTCTACATTTTTCTGTAAGGATTCGTCCGTAGCATCCTCGAAACATGCAGCCGGCATAGTCACATCAACAGTAAACAGGTTCTCATCGACAGCAATGGTACCTTCCATATCTGCCGTTTCATCCTTTGAGTCTGTGTTAACTTCTGATTCATTGATTACATCCGCATTTTCACCTACTGTTGGTGATGATGATGCTGTTGCTGCATCAGACTGGACAGCCTTTTCATTAGTAGAAGTTTCTCCACATGCTGAAAATATTCCTGCCATCATACAAACCATTAATAAACATAAAACTTTCTTCATCTTACTACCTCCATCGCAATTTCCCCATTATTTTTCTTTTCTTCTTGATTTATTCCTTTATTTATTCCATTAATCTTATTATAAATACATCATAGTACGCTTTTCAGTACTTGAATTTCGAACCTAAGTTCTAAAAACGCCTTTTCCACTAGAAAAGCAAAAACCCCATGAATATGCCTCGTTCGAAACATATCATAGAGTTTATAGGTTTACATATAGCATTGCCGGATCGGATCACTTTGTCAGGTCCTGTTATTTTTACCCCTTCTTTAAGGTGTTATCACTTAGCGAAAGTACTGTCTGGCAACAGTTACATTAACATTTTACAGCATTTATTTCTATTCCTTAAATCATAAATTATTATCAGTTTATCATGAATAAGTTCCCATATTTTCTTTAAGCTTTTTCTGCGACTTGCCTGTCTGATCAGTCCATCTTCATCTGGAATCTAACATTCAAAAGCACCAACATATACCTGGATATCGGTCGTCACTTTCAGAATGCTTATAACTATAAATATTCTGTCTCTCATTTAGCAAGCAATAGCCTTTAATTTACCCCTTTTGTTTGAGTTAAAAGTGTTTTTTACTCCGTTCTATATTTCCCCATTTATATGATTTCTAACCACCGTAAAAATACCACAAACCAAGATCAAATCTCAATTTATCAATATTACTTTTGAAAAATCACAAATATTCCTTTAAATCTATGTATACAATCTCTTGAATCTCCCCAGCAATTCTTTGAGCTTTCTTCTCATCCATCTTTGCTTTTTTGGCAACCTCCATAATATCATGCATTCCAGGAGTGCTTCCGTTACCATTCACTGTCGTAGCATGTTCTCCACCAATGGAACTGCTATAGGTCAGATCATATGCTGGTGACAGCTTCCAATCTTTATCCTTATAAATATAAGAAAAGTTTTTAGAATGGTCGTCTCTATTGTGTGCAAATACATTAAAACACATCCATCGAAAAAGCTTCTCTATTTCTTCGTAACTATGTGTTATTTTTAATGTTAATTGCATTAAAATGTTGTAATCAAGGTTAGGAATTCGATGTGACGTCTCTAATAAGCCACTCACTGATGTCATGTGAATTTTCTGACCGTTTTGTCTGTCAAAGCGCTTTGTTGCAAAGTATCCTTCACAAAACTTTGAAGGAATAAGCCTTGTATCTGTCATAGGCAATTGACATTTCTTTGCACAAACGGAGTAATCATATTCTTCCTTTCCGATATTTTTTCTATCGATAGAAGAGGGAAACTTTACAATCCACTCTTCCCCATCAATCTCATAATTCACTTTTGGTCTTGCCCCACCGGTGGATCCACCCAAGCGAAACAGTTCATCTAGGTGTTCTGAATGCTCTGTGTCAAACATCTTTTCACATTCCACTGCAAGCTCATCCAAAGTCATTTCTGTCATTTCTGCCTTCAATTCGTTTGAAGGACGATATTCCAGTGCACCCATACCACGATTTCCTACAACTGCCAGTCTTGTAATCGCACTGACACTTGCCGGGGTAATCTGATTTTTCAATAATAACCGATCCACCAAAAGACGACCCCAACCATCTGGAAGACTATCTGCAAACACTCCAAACAATCCATCAAATGGATCATACTTTTTAGAAATAAAAACACCCTTTTGTAGTGGCAATGCGACTGGGCTGATAGAAAAACCCGATCTTGTCCATTCATCACTATATTCGAATGCCACCAGATGATCCTTGGTTTCTGCCAATGTCCCTACATGATTTTGATTTATATATACTTCTAACTGCTTCTTATTGTTCATCGATTACCTCCTGAATGGATGAATATCCCTTCTTAGAAAATAATAAATCAAAATCTTTCTCCAATCCTAACGCAAATGCTATTTTTATAAGTGAGGATAGTGATATCTCGCCGGTTCTCTCGAATCTTTTAATTGAACCATAGCTAACATCTGCTTTCACACTAAGTTGTTCCTGTGTGATATTTTTTTCCTTTCTCCTTGTACTTACTCTTTTAGCAATTTCAATATTAATATCATTTGGTGATTTTAAAAATCAAAGTTGTTCATAGATAATATTTTATCCATTTTCATGCATATTGTCAAAGTACGGACAATATATTATCCGAATAAATTTCATAACTCACAGAACCTGATTTATCAATATATTTTAATCATATAAATACAACTTGCCCTATTCCGATATATAACCGAGTGTAACCAAAATATCTACCAACAAAAAAATAGGAAAGCCTGTTTTATAGGCTTTCCTATTTTTTTAGCTATGGAGCTGAACCGAATCTTTATAAACCCCTGTCTACATCTGTTCTTTGTCGAAGCAATGGTGATACACTTGACTTCTATATTAAGATAAAGCATATCTCAATTTAGCGATGCAACTAAATTATACACTCTTTTATAATTTCAATCTTACAAAACACACATTCAACCACATTTTTTGCTACTTATTAGGTACACCAGACATCGAAAATCAGTTTATGCTATCTTATTTATAATGTAATTATCTTGATTTCATTTTGTAATTAATTTCAGCAATATCCTGTGCTGCATTCGCAACAATCATAACAAATGCGCAAACCATAAAAGAAATCATTAAATATGCAATTGCAGATATGAACCCATATCCTCCGTCGTATATTTCCGCAACCTTAGCACCAATAAAAATACTAATGAATATATTACCAATAAAATTTATCAGTGATAAAATTTTCAAACCGCGGATCCATGTGCTTGGTTGAAACAAGTCATAGTCAGCACGGTATTTTGTGTCTATTATTTCTTCCTCTTCTTCTATAGCTCCATACTCACGCATGCAATCATTACATATTCCTTTAACTAAAAAATTCACATCTTTACCACACAATTTACATTCCATTTCAATACTCCCCCTTTTAAATAAGTCATTACAATAACTGTATCACTCGGGGTGCTAATTGTCAAAGCTTGTAAGTAGAATTAATGAACAACCGTCTTTATGTTTAATAAAATAATCAATACTGCTCTATTTGTATTGTTTATAAAACATCCGCCAACTCTGCAGCATCCGACTGCGCACTTCCCTGGCACCCCTGGCCAGCATTTCGGCGACGATCCACAGATTTGCGCCGCTAATACTAAAACTGCTCGACTTACTGGTTATAATGTAGCCACTACCTTGCTTCTTGATATCTGCCATACCGTCCTCCTGATCTATGATATGGTTATGGTAGCATCTGGAAGATGGTGATGCAAATAGAAAAAGAGGATTATTTTTGTGCAGATTGTGTATAGTTTAAAACAAGTATATTTACAAATAGCAGACAATAAATTGTCTGCTATTCCATATCGACACTATTAAATTTTTCTGGGAATTTTTTAATAAGCTTATCTTTAAAACTTTCTTTAAGCTTATTAAAATCCACTTCTCCTTTTTCTATTCGATCAACAAACAACCTACATAATGTGCCTTCCGAAAATTTAATATAACTGTTCTCAATATAAGGAGCACAAACAAAATTCGTTATAACCTTCGATATATCAATAACCTGATTAAGACTAAGATCTTCAATATTTACATGATCATCTCTGTAAGCTTCCAAGCTAGTTTCACCAGGCATTTTATCATTCAAGTTTTCTGTTATATTATTTAATTCTTCATCTTTTATAAAAGCAATGTCAATTCCTTGCAAACTGTCTCTTGACTCTGCTAAGCACAAAGCAATATTTTCAATTTTTGTTTTATCACTTTTTGAAATCTTCAATATAGTAGCTTCTGGTTCAGCTTCATTGCATAATTCGACCGCATATACAGACAACGAATTTTTTTTACATGTCTTAATATCATTTGTAATTACATATGGTTTTATTTCTCCGCTTGTTTTAAAAAGATTTGCATAATGTGTCCACTTATTTTTCTCAATTTTTCTAATATATACTTTCACCTGCAAAACTCCTCTATGTCACTTATAACTGTTAAGCGATAGTCTTCTAGCCACTCTTCTTCAAATCTCATTTTATTTATAAATCTTAAAGAATCGTTATTACACCAACTCTCAAATGCTCTTATCAATGCTTCTTTAACTGCTAAATTAGGGTATGAACCAAATGATAATGCTATACATTGTCCTACTGGATAAATTTCTTTATAATCTAAGTATGATAAAAGAGATACAATTCCATAAGAGATATCTTCATCATGATAAAAATCCATGGCCAATCTTTGCAACGCGTTAAGAGTTGCTTCTTTATTCTCATTTAAAAGCTTTTTAAAAACAAAACTTGATTTAGGTTCGTATCCTACGCTAAACTCATCAGAGCTAATATTTTCTTGCATAATTTTATAAAATGTATCTTCAATGCTTTTTATTTCTACATTGATTTTATTTTTTATGTCAATTTCGTTTAATTTTGTATCAGACATATATTTCACATAAATATTTTCTATATTCGTTGAACTATACGTTTTTATTTTATTAATGTAATCTAGAAACATTTCATTTTGTAATTTATATAGTCTTGTAGTCTGATTTGATCTCTCCTTAATGGTATCACTCATCTTTCACTCACCTACTTTTTTAAATTTTTAAGTTCAGAGTTCTCAATTTCAAACAGTTTATCAATCCATTCAGTAACTTCTTCTTCGCCAAATCTTTCAATAGTATTCTTCTGATATGTATTTATATCAAAATGTACTAAAACACCATTAGTAGGTAAAGGCATATTATTAACTATGATAGCGCTCTCATCATTTTTATTAACTTCGCGTATAACGTTAATTTTTTCATCATCAATGCAACTCAATTTTGATATTCTATCACTATAATCAACAATGTTGCTCATTTCAAAGCTTTCATCACTTTTTCTATAACTTTCGATGAAATTATCTTCAAATAAATACTGTGTATTAACCGCAATTCTATAAGCTTTTTTATTTACAATCTTTATCACTTTACAAAGAAATTCTTTAGATCTTTGACAAACATTCTGCTCGATATTTTTAAATGTATAAATACCTTGTTTTTCTTCGCTGATTACCGAGTTAATAATATAATCAATTCTATCAGGCAAAATATTAATAATCTCATTTGTACTTTTATTTATCAACTGCGGTCTTGTTATATTAATGATTTTAGGAAACATCTGAATTTCATTTTTTAATAAAGCAACATCATTTACTTGCATAGCCGAAATCAAAAACCCATCACTATAGAATTGTTCAAATAATATGTGATGTATTTCATTATTATTGTTTAATTCTGGCGTATTACAGAATAAGCTTATCTGCTTATTAAATTCTTTCATTTTGAGTCCTCCATCATATCTTTTTACATTGATTTATATTATAGCACAATTAATGTGAAAAAATGCAATTATTTTTTTATTAATTTAAAAAAGCGGCCACCCCGAAGGATGACCGCCTTATCTTATGCCTTAAGCAATGTTTTGATTGTTGTTTTTCCGACTCCGTACCCGGAGTTGACCGTCCATCCTTGTGTCCGGAAGAAGTCATGCACTCTGGCTGCTGTCTTTGGTCCCCACTTGCCGTCGATATCCAACTTACCAAGCTTGAACTGCAGCCACATAATATGCGGTACCGGTGAGTCATTGGTTATCGAAGTAAATGTTGGTACGTAATCATCCAGGAAGATCCTGATCTGCTCCCTCTCACCGGAGTTATTGCCTCTGGTCCACCGGCCGGAATCGTTATGCTTTGCTTTCCGGAAGTCGTAATATTGGTCAAATGTCATCTCAGTAAACTTTGCCTGCCCTACAGAGTCCCGGAAGAAGTTATATGCTGACTTTGATCCATCACGCACAGAGCAGCTCCATACTGCTTCCTGCCATGCAATTGAAAGGGTGGATATATCAACTTTCAAATTTTTCTTAAAGTGGCCGTTGGTCACATCATAATACATGCTCTTGATGTATGCTCTCTCTGTGGCTTCGAATTTGGTTACTCCAACCGCTTCAATACATGCGAACCAGCACTTCTTTACTTGCTCGATTGTTGAGCAGTAAGTCGTCCCTGGGTATTCTGTTGACTCAAAGTCCTTTTTATTTTTATTGAAATACAGATTGAATGGCTTGCTGGTCCTTGGAAACTTCTTCTGTAAAAACCAGATAACATTGCCCCAGCGTAGCGTCAGCTGGAAGGTACCAAAAGAGGCTCCCCAGTCATTACCACACTGAGCAATGACTTTGCAGCCTCTGGATCCTGATTCAAACTTTTTGACGTACTGTCCTTGTATATAACTCATTCGCTACTCACTTCCTCTGCTGTGACCGCAGATACTGCATCTGTAACCGCCTCAGTGACCTCAGATACGACCGAAGGACTTACATACCTCTTAACTATTGCAATGACATAAGTCCACCCTTCTGACGCAATCAGAGCAACAATAAAGCCAAGCAGCACCGCTCCGACAATGTAATACCATATAATTTTAGAATTCCCGACTGCTACATATATAAAATACCCAAGCTCACTCAGTGCAATGCTGAGAATTACAACCTGCAGCTTTGTCGGTATCTTGGCCAGAAAACCGATATCTTTTGTTACCTGAGTGATGATAGACACCAATGCGGCCAGTCCTCCAAGAATTATAACCGCCCAAAAGATGTATGTTACTAATGTTGTTAATGATAAACTCATACTTCACTTTCCTCGCTTTCTTTTTTTTGTTTTTTTGATTCAACTTTTGATTCCAATCCCTTTAATACTGTAGTGGCACATAGCTGCGTACCCCATAAGGCAAACCATACCTTTGTGAGAGTGGCCGGTAACAAGATCCCATAATGAGCACACAGAATGTATACCGGCAGATACAATGCACACATAAACAATCCCAGGAGCACCACCTTTTTCATAAATCTCATTTGCTTAAATCTACGCATCTTCATCCCTCCTGATCGTGTGCCTGCAGGTTGATATGTTTCTCAATCTTCTTTATTGCTTCGGTTACCGGACCATTACATCCCTGTTCGCTGAGTCCTTTTAGGCAGGCAAGTAGACCGTATGTGATCAAGCATTGTTCGGCTTGTATTGCTTTAGTTACTGCGCCTTGCTCTTCCTTCATTACTTTGATTTCATTTTCCTGATCAGCTTCATGTTGTTTAAGGTCATCACCCATCTTGTTGCACTTGTTATAAAACTTATAGACCGCAATCACTCCCCCGATGATTGTGGCCAGTGCACCTAATACAGCAGCTGCCTTAATGATTGTGTCTGCGTCGATATACATTAACTCCTCCTGTCCTGATTTTACGCAGTAAAAAACACCCTTCCGGATGTTCCTACTCTGCTTCTTCCTGTGCTGCTGTAATATCAATGAAGTACTCTTTTCCGACTTCGATCTGCTTTGCCGCTTCATGGTTTACTGTTCCAAACTCCATCCGACCATATGGTGTGTACTTAAAAAACTCTTCATTTTCTTTACTTCCGCATGTTACGGGTTGCATCTCAATAATAAAGCCTGTTTCTACCTCTTTCTTGGATACACAATTAAATTTACATCTTACTGGCATAGTATTTTACCTTATCCTTTCTTATTTTGTTTGCACATTAAAAAACCACCCGGTTAAGGTGGTCTATGCTCAACTTTGTTTGCTAAAATATGTCGCATCGTATACATCATCATACATTATAGGTTCTTTCCCTGTGTTCCAGTAAAAAGCTATATTTCTCCCTGCTTCTTTTCCCACTTCATTGTATGCTGGCTGTGTATAATGCCATTGGTCTTTCATGAGTCCGCGATCCATCATCTGAGTCAATTTAGTTGATGCAAGTATTAAGTCTTCATTTTCCTTGCATGCTTCCGTTTGCGCTAAGAATATAGAAGCGTATGGGTTTGTAAGACCCGATGTATTGCCAGCATTTGAATTGTTTCCAATTCTGACAATGAACATTTTTTCGAACCCCATATCTGCTTTATACTCACTCCACAGCGACAGCAGTGTTGCTTTATATGTATCTTTGCTCATGCTATTATCACCGTCTGTCTCTCCCTGACACCATACTAAATAAAAATGATTTATGGTATATCCGTTATCAGTAAGCCATGTCTTTGCAAGATTTACTCTCATCAAAATATCATCGTGAAATTTGTATGTACTGCTCGCGGCCATAAAATCAGAAATTGCATGCCCAGTATATGATGCAGGTATTCCAACCATCGGAATGCTTATATGCTTATAAAACTGATCCATTATTGATGTTACCATCCCGCCTAATCTTGTATCTGCATTAAGTCCAATCGTAACATTTGTGTTAATATCCTTAGTCCCAAACGGCTCTTGCGCTGTTCTCAAAACAAAATCAATATCTTTTGAGTTATATGCATCTAAATATCTAAAATGATACCCTTCGCCTTGGTTTAGAACAGTAGCTCCTGCGGTATAATCACCCTGTCCCGACATATTTGACTGTCCAGCAAATACAACTAAATCAATTGTTTTTTTACTGAGCGGACTACTTTTAAAATCCTCCGCCTGCTCTACAGTACTATAATTTGAGACAGAAACTTTTTGTGTTTTGCATACTATCATTCCGTAAGCTGGGGTGGATGCAGTATTTTTTATATATGTATTTACTCTTAAAAACGACGCTGTTGCTTGTGTCGTAATGTAATAAAATCCATCTGCATTGACCGACAGGTTACCAGTGTTGTGTCTTTTGACAATGGTACCGACGCTATTATATTCGCAGGCAATGTGATAACTGTTATAAGATATAAATTTATATTCAGTCGATGGCAATACTGCAATAAAATCAGTACATACTATTCCATTGTCGTTATTAGCAGTCTCCACTCCATCTACAATAAAATAATCCAGTTTAACTCCATTGGGTACATCTACAAGGTTTTGTGCATAATCTCCAATAGATTCTTGCGTAACAGACACCCCGATAATATTTTCAATTTGCTCTTTGTTATCTGCAATATCGTGCGTGTTAACCGCTATCTGCTGGGCATTAGCTGCAATATTCTGCGTGTTAGCTGCCACTCCTGCTGCATTATCACTTGCAGCCTGAGTGTTTGCTGCTATAGCCTGCGCATAGGCTCCAAGTGTTGTCTCGTGTCCGGATACAGTCTGCTGTAGCGTTCCGATATCGGCTGTGTTTATACCGATATCCTCAGTATTAGCCTGCGCTACGACTGCGACATCAGCGATTTCCTGCGCTTGTTCAGCCAGAGCCTCGTCCAATGCCGATATACTGTCGGTATTTGCCTGTACGTCTAATGCAAGACTTGCAACATCCGAATTATCAAGTCTCAACTTTAACTCGTTTATCGCGCCGGATAGCGTCTTTTTGATGGTGTCGAGTACCTCGCTGCCTGCCTGATCAGATAATGCCTGTGTCAGAGTGATAAGAGTATCCATCCTCTCGATGTATGTAGGGTCCACGACACCAAGAGGATCCCGCTCTGCCTCTCCGCTTGAGATTACCTTAATTGCATTGAGCATCACGGCCGGAAGTCTCTTTGCGTTACCATCGTCATAATATCCTACCAGGTAAAGCATGTAATCACCGGTGATCAGGTTGAGGCCGTCATCGACATTGCTCTCATATTTGCCGGTCGTCTCGTTGAGTGTGAGCTCCATGGACAGCTCTTCTTCTGCTCTGGCGAAGAAAGCTTTGATCCTGGTAAACTCTGCGTAGTCAGATGGCAAAGAAAAAGCAGCTGTATATACATACTTGCTGCCGGATACTATTTGGAAGGTGTCGGTCCTTGATATGACCTGACCTGTTACTTTAAATTTTAACTGCATGCTGTCACCTCACTATTCTGCGTAGGCTTCTCCTGTGATCGCTTCGTACTGATCCGCAGTGATAACACCTTTTGTAACGGCCACTGCCACCATCTGCTTATTCCAAAGCTTCTTATCGTAATTTTTCTTAATCATTTCGTATGTCATATTGGTTTCCTCCTACATTGATAATAGATTCTGATATTCTAGTGCCGCTGCAATACGCTCCTCAGCTGTTGGTTCCACTTCCACTACTGGTGGGTTGTTTATTAAATTCTCCATAATAAGTAATGATTCGTCATTTGTTTTATCTGTGAAGTCACATCCATACATAGAAGTAAACATGTTTTTCATCGCATTCAATTCCTGAACAGCTTCAAAGACATTTCCATTGACTTGAACGACATGCGGAAAAACTTTTATTGCTGAAAATTCGATCTCAATTACCTCGGGGGTAGCTAATGCTCCAGTAGGAAACATATATGTTCTTTCTCCAGTATATAACTCTAATTTAATAGCCATAAATCCTCCTTTTTTATGCAGCCTGATAAGCGTCGACTTTTAATACGCCATTTCTTCCACCAGCAAAAATAATTTTATTATTATGCCCTGTACCGACGAGCAAACTCCTAGCACCTTGTAGAGATGTAATTGTTCCTTTTACAAGATTTGAATCGTACGTATCAACTATTGCCGAATAATTTGACGTGGAATACGAGTATCCTCCAGCAAATAATGCATAGTCATCGGTGTTGGCCCCTGCTAAACCATATCTATCTATACTTAGATTGGTTAAAACCGTTCTTACCAAAGAAGCATTGTATGCATTGACTGTTGAAACGGAACCAGAATTGTCTCGACCACCAGCAAATATAGCGTAATTACCAAGGGTACATCCGGCGCCTTCTGATATAGCCGCGCTAAGAGCCGTTGGTATTGTTCTAACTAATGACGAATTATATGCATTTACGACGCTCGATCTTGATCCGCTACTGGTGCCACCAGCAAAGATGGCATATGAACCGTTTTTAGCTGCCATATGCGAAACTTTAGATTCACTTAATGTAGTAGGAATTGATCTTGTTAGGGATGTATTATACGCATCAACAGTCGCGACAGCAGTTCCACTTACCGACCCTCCTGTTATTAATGCATAAACGCCAATATTTGATCCTTTACATCCAAATCGAGATTCACTTAGTGTTGTCGGATTAACCCTTGTTAGGGCTGAATTATATGCATCTACATAAGACTGATTACCAGTGGTAACACCGCCTGCAAATATGGCGTAACTATCGTTTTTGCAAGCGGCTAACTGGTACCTAGCTAATATAAGAGCCGTTGGGTTTGATTTGACGAATGACGAGTTAAACGCATTGACTGTGTTAAAATAACCGCTATTATATCCGCCAGTTATTAATGTGTAATTCCCAATCCATGATGCGCCATCTCCATATATATACTCGCCGCCACTTGTTAAATCGGTAAGTGCTCCATAATAAGAAAGCGTTGTCATGGAACTCCAAATCAATCTAGCAACGCCAGCTACCCCGATGTATAACTTTTTAATTGTTCTAGCAACACCGTCAACACCTACATAGAATTTTTTTATTTTTCTGGCAATATTACTAACACCAACATATGTACTCATAAGCCCTCCTATTCATACATTCCATATAAAACGCCAGTTGTAAGAGATGTAGACCCGGCTGTCATATCGGTAGTCCCAAAATAAGCGTCCCTAACCTGAGCTGTTGTCAATGTTGCTTGTGCTGTTGCATTTGCGTTAACCTGTCCGCCTAATGTTCCGGCTGTTACCGATGAAGCTGCATGTGTATGTGTTGCGGCTGCGTATATTCCCGTATGTGTGTGATTGATTGCTGAGTATAAACTATCGAAGGATGCCTTAAGTAATGCAGCCACAGAACTCAGTAATGTCTTCTTATGTATTCCATCTGTTTGATCAAGAAATACAATATAACCTGTTTCATCTATCGTTCCTGACTCAAGCCGTGATATCGCTTCAATGTATAAAATTGAATCATCAATCGTTGCCGAAACATTTGATACATCACCAACAATAACAGAAAGTGAAATCACCTTTTCTATAAGTTCTGATTCCTGCAATGGTATGTACTCTGCCAAAGAACCAGCATTTGCATAGCAATACAGTATTTCGCCAAGATCCGGATCGGTCGCATATACCCCGAGCTCTCTCCAATAAAATCCTGATGTTATATCCTCGTTTGTGAAATTACCTCTGATTGCAGCAGTTCCGCTTTTTACAATAATCGAACTTATTTCTATTGAAACCTGTGGTTCTATCAATGCATTTAATGTGATCTGTGAAGTACTTCCAAGGCTTCCGGATCCCATTTCCATTCGTGTAAAATTTAGTTGTGTTCCTGCAAGAGCTTTAGACTGCAATGCTCTACCTTTTGTAGTAAACAATAATGATCCAAAACTCATTCTATCCCTCCTGTACTAATGTACTGTACGAAACCGTATGAAGATAAGTTCCGTTTAAATTGTTCATGATCGCATCCAGATTGATTTCAATTGCATCCAGTATCGCGCTTTTTCGTTTCACGCTCTTAATGATTTTATTGAAAAGCTCGATATCTGCTGTTGATATTTCTGAATTTTCTGTTGTGATTCTAAAGTGCCCAGGGGCACCTCCATACTCATACCATTCAGTAACACTTCCGGATCCAAGGACCGCTTCAACGATGTTCTCAACAGCATAATTGGTTCCGGCAAAGCTATATAAAATCAGAGCATTTCTCACAAGCTCTCGTTTTACATCGATGTTCCCTGTTTCGTCATAATACTGTACCCTCAACTCTACTGCCAGAATATCAATAAGCTTTTCTGGTAACGAATCAATGGCAGAATATAACATGACTTTCTGTGAACATGTAAGCAGTTTTTGCATTGTTTTTGATACTGCATAACTTAAAGCTTGTACTTCTGCTGAATCTTTCAAATTACCGGGCAGAATATCTGTAAACTGACCATCATATAGTGATATCATTCGACACCTCCATAAGTTACTGACTGGCTGACTAAAGAAGCTATTTCTGTTTTATCATTGATTACAGTGAATACCGGCGATGTAATCTCAACTCTTTTGGCTCCTGCTGCCATGACCCGTTTTGTAAGTTCTGATGGGTTGATATCTCTTCCTATTTTCACGCCTTGCCACGAAATATAGTCACTAATCGCAGATGCTACCTGTGTTTGAATCGATACTGCACTTGTTGAATTCGATGAGTCAATGTAATACGTCAGATTCAATGAATACTCAACGACTGTTGGCGCTGATACAGTAACGAGATCTGTTTGAGGTTTTATCTTTTTATCTGTGATATAAGTTTCCAGCCCTGCAATCATTTCTGCATCAGGAAGCTCTCCGTCCTGTAAGATGAAATAAATAGCGATCTGACAGGCATCCGGTACATCTATGCTTACATCAAGTATTTCTGTGCTAAATGTCTTTACCCAATATACGTATGCATCATCTGGTCCTGCCACGCTGTAGCTGCTTGGTGCCAGAAATATTTTTCCTGCAAAACTGTCATCACTTTCTTCATCTTCTCCTCCGGAGCTCTTTGTAATATTAACGACTGATGTAGTGTAGTTTAACGGTTTTACAAGAGTAACGATCTCTCCGATTTCAATATCATTTCCTATGGTCCCTGCTTCAGTGCATTTCATGGTAATGGTTATCGAAGTTTCACCTGCAGAGATTATATTATCCTCTGTCGTCTCAAAATAAATGCCTGCTGCCGTGACCCTTGTCCCCGAAGGAATCGTCACATCCGAAGATCTGACTTCCGACAGCGTAAATGTAACTTTTACCGTCGCCTCTTTTGCTTCGCTCTTTGTGACACCTTTCCACGCTCCAAGATTTTCAAGAAATTCGCCATAACTGTATTTTAAGAGATTAAGCTTTCCTGCCCTGTCTATATACAGGTACCCCTGGTATAAATACAAAGCAAATGTATTTATTAGTAATCTGTTTGGATCTGCTTTATTTAATACGATTTCTGTTCCGGTCAATTCTTTGTATTTGTCCTGAAAGTAGTTAATCATCCCAGTCATGACATCATCGAGCGTTATGTTGTCAATGAATGAAATATCCGGAAGATTTTTTATCTGATCAATTGCCATTTCATGCTCTCCTTTACTCTGACCTGGTAATCAGTATTGTAGGAATCAATTCTCCTTCATTCCCCAAAGCAAAGGAAATATCCTTTACTTTAAGATCCGGCTCATACTTCTCCGTTTTTTCAATGATATCAAGAGCGACCAAATTTTTGGCAGCATCAATTGGGTACCCCACATATTCCTGGCTGAGACCGAACCCTCTGTCCATTGGAACTGTGCCTTCTGGTGTACTGTATAATGTTTTCAGACTCCTCGATGTCTGTGCCAGTTCACTGCTTTGATAATCAAATGAGATCACTGCCTTTGTAAGATCAATCAACTTTGTCCCTCCTTACACATATTCTTCAAACGTAAGTGCCGCACTCGCCTTTGCCAGTTCACCTTTATTCATTATCACATCCCAGGTTTCACTCATTGAAGTAATCTTCCATCGGTTAGCACCTATCTTTTTCCCACCAATTACAAGCGTTTCCACCGTTCCCTCTTCAATCAGTTTCTCGATACTTTCAAGAATCGTTCGCGGTCTAACTCCAAGAGAAACATCGAGCATTATAGAAAAATTGATCTTTCGATTATCTGGTCCTAAGAATTCTGATATAGGCTTCTTTTGGATGCGGTCATGTGTTGCCCATCGCCCGGTAACCGTCTGTTTAAAATCATTGAAGGTAAGAATTTTTTCATCGCTTGTTCTAAAAATAATCATTCTCCCAAAATTACCAATCTCCACGCCTACTCACCTCCTAAAACGTACGTCCCGTTCTCTGTAACAATATTGACCGCCGCGTCAGCTTTTATCGTTATAGTCTTGGTATCGGAATCATATCGAATGAATGCTTCTCCTTGTTCCTTGCCGAGTTCTTTCCGGTAAAGACCTTCTCCTGATTCAGCTGGCCTGTTCTTATCATTCCAGAAACTACCCATTACAATTCCCATTGCTGTTCCATTTGACATGTGAAGTACAAGAACCATATCATCGACTGCCGGCATTTTATATTCACCATTGAAATTCAACACAGGAATACTCTTTGTCACCGATCCACTCCTGTCGTTATAAAGGACCTGTACCATTCCTCTTTCAAAATCAATGCTTGATATTCTGCCAATGCGAAAGTTATCCATAGCCTTCTCCTATTCAATATCTGGTATTGTCAGCACGGTCCCCGGATAAAGATATAATCCATTATTTGAATTTTCTTTTCCGAATGTCATTGCTACGCCGTCCAGCAGTATACTGTTGGCATTGTAAATCATGTCTGCGTATGCTATGGAACCATAAAATCTTTGACTGATCAGCTCCAAAGTATCAGCACCATTAACGCTATATTTCTGAACACTTGACTGAGTCATTGCATTTGCTGATAATCTGCTTTGAATCTTTCTGATCTGCAGCGTCATTGTATAGCCATTACTTAAATTATGGGTTACCTTATCGACTGCATATTTACCATTCAATTTACCCAGTCCG